GTTGGATCTGTTAAGTGCACGTGAAAACACTCCTATTGTTAGTCATATAGACTTATATCTACTTAAAATTTCATCGCCACGACGAACAGTATTAGATTATCTATTTTACAGGAACGCGGATAGAATGGAGAGACGGTTGGTATTTTGTCCAAAACATCAATCAAATAATTGTTGTTATGAGATATATAGTAATAGGGTTCAGAAGTTTAAACCTTTCACTAGATGTGTTAAGGATTTTTTTGATAACGATGAGTTTATTTATAACATTTATGCGGAGATTGTTTCAAGATATAATGTGGTGGAAGGCCGTTTGTTTGAAAAGCGTACTCAAGATTGGAATGCATATACGGAATATTATCGTGAACTATTTAGAGGTAAATCACAGATAGCTATTAGTCCTATGACAGGTCATAGTAATGATTCCGTAGTAGATGAGAGGGATGTTAATCCTCGCATGCGTCCTTTACTACATAAAATAACTCGGGATTGGCTGCTAAGGTATAAGAATATTGATATAGAAACAGTCAAGCCTGGTACCTTGAAGTTTCAAGCGTTAAAGCATATTAGTTTCGAGTCGATAATATATGATCGTATATATGGATTAAAGCAAGTAGTATATACAGGAAATTATTGTTCGCCTGCGGTTACGTTACAGTTATATAAAGAATTTCGTATAGATACGTCTAATCGTGGGTCGGGATATATTTATAGTTTGGGGCTATTGACGAAGGCAGTTCCCTTACTTATGAATGCTATAGACGCAAAACGTTTTTATGGTACACAAAAGCCTAAATATTCTCCATTGGCGTTAATACAATGTGTTAAGATGGGTACTTCGGGAGGAATTTTTAATGCTAAATCAGGATCGGGTGTTTTATTCGGTTCAGCTGTAGCAATTAAGAATGCAGGATTGAAGTGCTTTCAGTTGGAGCCGATGTTACGAGATTTTCATCGAATGTGTGTTGATTTAATAGAAGGTAAAGAGGATGTCTTGTATCAGCCTTTGCATCGTGTTACGAAAAAAAATGAATATCGATTACTAATGGAAAAGTTGAAGGGTTTAACAGATTACGATATGATAATAAAGATACTTACGGAAGCGCAGACAAAAGCACGTGAGTATATGATACCTAGTTTGAATGCAACGTTTATTGCTAGTATGTTTCCGAGAACATTTGAGCGTGGTAAGTTAAATTGTATCGGAATTAAATGGTGGCATGGCGGAGCTCAGAAGTTTGCGGAAAGATTAGGTTATAATAATAAGCATTTATTTTGGGCTAGTGGGGATATCAGTAAATTAGATAAGAGTATTAAAGATTGGCAATTACTGGTATATTTTGCCACTTATTTATTATATGTTGATTTTAAAGGGATGAATAGATCACAGAAACGTTTTTTTTTTCGTTTGTTCCGAAAATATGTGTATCATTCTATAAATAAAGTAGTGTGTCAAGAAGGAGGTATATGGGAGATTATCCGAGGTAAAATGG